ATTATAATCTTATTCGATTTATTTGTCAATAACTTTTTTTAATTTTTTTAAAACTTTTTTTGATTGCATGAAAACACAACAAAAAGAGGAAGGTGTTACCCTTCCTCTGAAATACGCCTTATGACCTCTTTATATTCTTTCGGAAATAGAATCATAGCAACCTGCATATGTTCATCAAGCACATCAACCACTCTTCCTATATCCTTGCCAGCTATGGCTTCTCTGAACTCGCTTCCGTTTGTCGCAGGAAATACCCCTGCTGACATTGATTGCCCTTCTTCCTCAGAATACAGGTATCTCAATAACGTATAGAATGTTGCCAACTTCTCACAATTGGAATATGTCGGCTCTTTGGATTGAATCTCTTTTATTGCTTTGAGTAAATCTTCTTTTGATGGCATGATACCACCACCTTACTCAGCAACCTGCTTAATCCATTTGCGAATCATTTTACGCTCTTCTTCATTTTCAGCCTCTTCCAGAAGCCCCTGTAATTCCATTTTGAGATTGTCCATTTCTTCTTCTCTTGAATAGCCAACATTGTCATAACTATTACGATAGCTATTTCTGCTGTATCTACCCATAGAATCACGTCTCTGACCTCTTGCATTACTGTTTCCACGATTACCACCGCCTCTGTTTCCGCCTCTGCCACCTCTTGCGTATGAACCTTCATATGACATTCCATCATCCTCAGAATATTCATCCATAGCAATAATGGTATCAATAGACTTTATTGAATGTGTTAGCTTGTCAACAGCATCCAGAGAGCCAGCTGATAATTCGCCTTTCTTTGTGATTTTCTCAAGCTCCTCACAAAGCATATCTTTTAACTTATACATTTCATGCATATTCTTGCCCTCCTTATGATACTCTCGCTATTGTTAGATTTGCATTCTGAACATTCACAAGTGGAGCTGGTGTAACAGTTGGGTCTGTGGTAGCAGGAACAACCTCTACCGCCAGACTAAAGCAACAGCATCTTGGTACTTTGATGATTGCTGTAGCCGTTACATTTCCATAATCATCCACTGCAGTTGGTGTGAATATCGCTCTACTTGTCAGCCTTGGTTCTCCATTTACCACAAGGGCAATAGCTATCGGAACAACTGTTGCTCCTTCCGGCAACGCTATGTTTCCATTGAAAGTTACTTGGAAATTAACGTAACTGTTATTTGATGTGATATTTCTCAGAATAAAGTTACCTGTTTCACCTTCGTGGTAAACAAAACCCTGCTGACAAGGAATGGAGTTTCTGAAAAGGACAGGACTATTTAAAGCAACGCTCTGGATTTCGTTGTATAGATATTCTGCCATAACTCAACCTCCTAGAATCCATTGTTGCATCCACATCCATTGTTGCATGTGAATATAGGTGTTCTGCCATATACAGGGGTACTTGGAACAGGACAGCTGTTAAGTCTGTTATAGAGTGCATCTACCTCATTACTGAATCCCTGTGCAATAAACGCATTCTGAGCTGTCTGTGATTCTCTAAGACTTGCAAGAGTAAGCTGTCTCTCAAGGTCAGTTATCTTATCGTTCTTAGCATCCAGCTCAAGCTGACATAGCTTATCAATTATGGTCTGTGTGCCTCTTGTCTGATTCTCGATAATATCCCTTGTATTATTGGCATCAGCAAATCTTGTCATATTGCCTTCATTCTGGATAATGTTCTGTGTCTGGCAATTAGCAAGACGGTTTTCACAGCAACAATCTGCGAACTGACTCTGGATATTATTGAATCCCTGCATCATGGCTGTCTGATTAGCAAAAGCCTGTTGCATATTCGCTATCTGTCTTGCGTTTGCGCCCTGCTCTACTCCTGCAAAGCCGTTAGCAAGTGCCATCTGCATATCGCCACAGCAATTACATAGCTGAGTAGCAAGATTTGATACACCATCCCTAATTGATGTGATGTTATCGTTGAGCATCTGGTCTCTGAATCCTTCATTGGTATTGTTGTTAATACCCTGCTGACCTGTCATAAGCCAAGGAAAATCATATCCAAGCATCATGTTTCCAGCACCTCCGAATCCGCCCATGCCCCATCCGCCATTAGCGAATAAGAGTAAGAGGATAATCCATCCCCAATCTCCACCAAAGCCTCCATTATCGCTTCCACCTCTAGTGCAAGCATAGATGTCTGCTGGTGTCATTCCTTCTGTTGTTAAAGACATATGTTTGTCCTCCTTGTATTTATTTAACTTTGCAAAGTTTTCATCATTTGAATAGCATTCCTAAAGGCTTCATTCTGCCCCATTAGATACATACAGATATCCTTTGGATTGTTCATGCCCTTTATCTGCTGATACTGTTCCTTTGTTATCTTTCCTGTACTCAAAAGCATATCGCCTATTTCAGCAGGATTGTTTTGTAGCCTCTTAACATCCTGCATCATATTCATCGGATTGCGCTGTCTGAATCTGTCAAATACACTGCTCATCCCTCAGCCTCCTTCATAGCCTCTAATTCAGCTTTTAAAGCCTCAAATTCATCTCTGGTGATGTATTTATCCATATCTGGTTCTGAAACGATTTCTACGCCATCTGAGAGTCTCTGAGAGTAGTCATACACCTCTATTGGCTGTGATAATCCATTCTGTGCAACTGACTTGATATAAAATATCGAATTGTTGCGGTCAAAAAAGAATACTGTCTGACCTGCTCCTACTACCCAATCCTCAGCCTCTTTCTGAGAATTAACAAAGTAAAACAAGCCTCCATTCTGAACCGATGGTGTAGACATTTGCTGTTGTATATTTGGGATTTGATTTTGAAGCTGTTGAATCTGTTGCTGATAAGGTTGGAAGAACTGTTGATAGTTTTGATAGTTTGGTTGATAACTCTGATAATTCATGCATTACCTCCTAAAGTAATAAACAGGTGTCTCCTGTGAAGAATCCCATGCATCATATAGGCATCCGTCCTTGATACAACATGCGTGATTGCCTGTTCCTAGAACATAAATGCCCTGCGGATGTTCCTCACAGAAATCCTTTATTGTGTAACAATCTGGACAAGTGTTAGGGATAGTTACCTGTAAGAATCCTCTTGACTTGAGGTATGAACCCCATACGGCATTGCTGGAAGGCATATCGGACATCTTTAATCCTTGCAGGCAAAGTTGTATATATACCTTTTCCCATTCCTGCTCTGTCGCTTTGCAGATTGCTCTAATCACGCAATCACCTACTCTTTTCTGTTTCGGATTTGGGTTATACTCGACATACATATTCACACCTCACCTTGATTTTAGGTGGATATATATGATTTCGGAATGTCCTCTAAAAGCCATTTAAACGACATTTTTATGACATGGTTACAATTTACCCATTGAAATATAAAAAGCCCCTTAAAACAGCCTCTAGCCGTCTTAAAGAGCAAAATAAAAAGAGGTAGCATCAACTACCTCTTCTCTTAGGAGATACAGAATGTCACATATGTTTAAATAAACATTCAGAGCATCTGTAAACTATTCTATTTATTTGCCGGACGGACATATCAAACTCCTCAGCCAGCTGTTCAAATGTCAACCCATCAATCAGCCTACGCTTGAGTATTGCCCTATCCCTTTCAGAATGAATCCATTCATCAATTAACATTGAAATCTGGATGTTAGAATATTCTATCATCTTTTCTTTCGCCTTGTTCCCCTACTCTTGCCATTCTTTTTCTTGCGGTATCTTGTTTTCTTGACTGTTATTTTCGCCATTTGTTATATCCCCATCATTGCCAATGTAATTAGCATTACCTTCACCTTCGACAGATACAGATGATTCACCAACATATTCATAGCTATTCCAGACATATAGCCAAGCTAGGTTTGATAAAACTATCATAACCACCGCCACGATTAAGGCTATCACCAGCCTTTTCTGCTGTCGCTCAGCCCTTGCCATTGTGCTTTCAAAAACTATATATGGTATTGTAATCTGTTCTTTCATAGGCTACCTCCATTTCAATATAGCATTATTACAACAGGCTGTCAAAATCTTTCTTCTTGTATTGGTAAAGCTCCCACATCATCTTCAATATATAATCAGCAGGTACACAATGTCCATGCTCCCATTTCTGTATTGTTGAATATGGAATCCCAAATACCTTTGATACCTGTGTCTGTGTCAATCCCATCTTATGTCTTAACTCTTTAAAATCCATTGTTATCCTCCTTATTTTCTTCCTCTAATCCTCTCTTAACAGCATCCTCAAACTCTTTCCTGTCCATTCCTAACTCTTTTGCTATCTGACCTGTACTTTTCTTTATGTTCTTTTTATTGAATCTAAATATCATCAACTCTAAGTCAGTCATGTGTCCTCCTTATTCCCCACCCTGCCATTGCTGACAGGATGGGATTCTTTCTTATCCTTTAATCCAATAATTTCCGATGCACTTGTTCGTACAATCCCATATATCATTAACCTTGCCCTCGATGATGCAGGTTACATGATGTCCACCTATCATGCACACTATTCTATTGCCTTGATTCTTCTTGGCAAACTCTGCTCCTGTGTACTTTGTTCCATCTGCTTTCCTTGGCTGTGGCATCTTAATCCATCCGATGCTCTCCATATACTTCTCAATGCCCTTCTTGTCATTGATAGCATATCCTGTCCAGATGCTCATTTCCATCATACCTCTAACAACCTCTTCCCAACTCTTCCCTGTTGCTCTGGCTATTGCTCTGAATGTGCAATCACCTGTGATTCTGCCCTTTGGATTCTCATTATGAAAGTGGAATACCGATGTATCTGGATACTTCTCTGTTCTCTTCATATTATACCTCCTGCGGATATGTCTCAACATACTCTTCTTCTGTGATGGCTTTTACAAATCTGTGTCCATCCATCTCTCTGCTATATGATACTGATACAATCATTCTCTGCTCCGCCTTGTATCCAAGGGCTATCGCTCTCTGATTAGATGCATCAATCTCATCTCTCATCTCCTGCAAGGTGTCTGCTGTCTTTGCCAACTTGCTACCCATGCTCATTGCCCATGCTTCATAATGAATACTGTTATCTTTCATTTGTATCTCCTTCCTGCCTTTCGGCATCCCTGTGTTTATCCCCACAGGGAGGGATATTTTCTAAACTTCAACAACCCTTGTATAATGTATATCATAATCTGTTTCTGCCCAACACCTGTTTTCTGTTATCCTCTTTACCTTGATTTTACCTGTTTTTATATCCACATCAACCAACTCTGCCTCATAATTCATCCATGTTCCATTCGGCATCTGCTTAACTCCGATTATAACTATCTCGGTAGGTCTTTTGACTTCAAATCTCTTTCTGCTTATCATCTTCACGAAATCCTGCTTGCTGATGTTTTCTGGTATAGCCAGATACATAGGCTCGATTATTGTGTTGTAATCTTCCCAACTTACTTCATATCCTGCTATCTGCTCAAACTCATGTTTCATCATATCGGTGTATCTCCTTTTCTTTTGATAAGAGGTTGAGGTGCTTAGATTTCTCGGTTGTAGTCTTCGTCTTATTGTTTTCCATCATGCCCCGTATTCCCAGATTGCTCTTTGTGTCCTAGCCATTCGCTTATTCCTACGTTTATAGAGGGTTTTGGTTGGCGATTACCCTATTCGGTAAAAGTTATCCTCACCTCGCAGACCTCCTTGCCTCAACCTCTAAATATAATATACACCTATTAGGATATATTGTCAACAATTTTTTTAATACTTTTTTAAATCTTTATGGAATATCTTTGCAACCTCTACTATCTCCCATTCATCCTTACTGAAATTATCTCTAAACACTCCGATGGCATCATCAAACTTATAGCCCCATACATAGTAATAAAACCATTCGCCATACTCATCATTCTTCTTTTTGTATGTTATCTGATATTCACCCATCATATCATCCTCCGATTCTCTCATAATCCTTGCGAATGTCCTTCTTCATATCCCAGAGGCTGAGGGATGTTCCCTTTGTCTCTCTGGTCTTTGCTGTATCAAAGAACTCCTTTGCCTCTTTGAAATAATGGAAATAATAAAAATCTTCTCCAATCTCTCTGTGAATACTTACCATATAATTAGCATACTGTCCTTTTGTGTAATTAAACCTCATATTATGCCTCCTTAGTCTCTACAATTATCACATTGCCTCTAATCCTTGGCGGTAACGCCAATACCTTAAAAGGTACAGCGTAAACCTCCAATTCATCTGTCTCAAATACCCATTGATTATTCTGGGTATATTTCTTAACTACATTTCCTATTACGCTTCCATTGATTGTAAGTATCATACTGCGCCTCCTAATAACTCTTCTTAATTTCTTCTATTGCCTTGTAATAATCCTTGTGGATGTAAACAGCCTGCTCATAACTGATGAATCCATCCTCTACATCCATAAGCAAGGTTTTCATTACCCAATCCTCTGTCAACTTATCCTTCTTGCCATTGGCTATCGCTGTTGCTACTACTTCATTTCTATATCCTAACTCTTCCTGCGGAAATCTTCTGTTCATTTCCTTTAAAATCTTGAAATATACCTCAGCCTTATTCATATCCTTATACCTCCTCATATATTCCTAATTCCAGATTATTCTTGATGGTTGATTCATACACATCATATCTTGCAAACATACATCCATCTTCTTTAAATACCACGCTCCAGATGCCTGCTCTTGTAAGCCCATCAACTTCACCTGTTATATTCTTGCCTACTACCTTAAATGTAAATCCATTCTTAATCATATCCTGTACCTCCTTCGTACTTCGCTTTTTCAACTTTACAAGCTCATTATAATCCTATTCGATTTATTTGTCAATAACTTTTTTTAATTTTTTTCAAAAAAAATAAACCACCCATTTCTGAGTGGCTTATCTTGGGAAAGGATAGCTAAATGATATGATGTCTTAATCACGATGGCAATTTAATTATACAACATGTTTCTTCTCTCCGTCAATAGCGCATACCCATCCAGAAGGTATTTTTATCCATACTTCTGTAGGAGATATAACCTTGACTTCCTGTGCAAGAACCCTTGTTCCATTCTTCAATGCACTTCCGCCATTGGAATGATTCTTGCCGTCCTGTGTGAGATTGCTGTATCCTACCAGACCAAAGCTCTTTCCTGCGCCTTTTCTTACATTGAGTGCTGTATTAACATTGATTGTATATGTCTGTCCGACAATATATGGGCTTCTGACCTCGCTAGCAGGCTTTTCCTGCTCCTTTTCTGAATTAGCAGAGGAATTGGCAGGCTCAATCTCTACTCCGCTTAAATCAGCTTCTACAGGTTCATCAAACAGTTTCTTCTCAGCCTTTCTTCTTCTCACAAGACCTTCCAATGTTTTACCGCCTGCCTTATTGTATTCCAGAATCTTCTCAGATATTGTCTTGATTGCTCTACGTCCATTTGATGTGAGCTGGTCAATGCTTCCGATATTGTATGCAAAGGATACTAACGCATCAAACTGATTCTGATTCCAATTGTACTTATTGTACTTTTCAACCTTTGCCTCATATTCAGCAAGGTCTTTCTTTAAAAGCTCCTCAGCCTGCTCCTGCGTAATCTTCATACCCTGCTTCACATTTTTCGTGTGTCCGTAGGCTATTGTCCAGACTCCAACAGCATCTTTATACGCTGTCAACCTGCATCCTTCAAACTCTTTAATGAGGTCAATGCCCCTCTGTGATATTTTCATTTATTCACCCTCCTTGTATTCTGGAAGCCCAAATGCAATCGATGTGAATATTGATATGATAAACATACCGATACTAGCACCTAAAATCATCTTCCAATCAAAATCTTGTACAATAACATTCTCACCTATACCTAGCAATACACCTTGAGCAAGGCTTCTGATAGCTCGGTCAAAGGCATGTTTCCACCATTTCTTATCTTCGTACCACATATATACTACCTCCTTAATAAATAATTTTGCATATCATCCCTTGCAATCTTCAATTCTTCCAGATGGTCACCATCAATTGAATGACTCATAAGGGCAAGTATTGATTTCATAAGAACCTGCTGAGCTTCTTTCATCTCAGCCTGTTCCCTTTCCAATTCCTTGAGTCTCTTGTTATCGCTGTCGAGCATTTCGTCATGTCGCTTGAGTCTATCATCTCGGTCATCATCTGGCTTCTTCGCCCATTTGTAAAGCCCAACAACAACAGCACCAGCACCTCCGATTGTGATAATCCCAGCGCAAGCAATCTGAAACAAGTTCCATAATTCTTCTAGCATTTTTGTTCCTCCTAGTCTGTTGTTTTGGTATATTGAACAGTCAATGTTTGTATAAGTGCATATCTATAATTCAATACTTGTAAATATTGACCGTCATTGATTTCGGCTGTTACCCCTTTGTATACGTCCTCTAATGTTGGCGAATAAGCAATAGCATCAATTATTTTGTCCATATTATAATTTGCTCTCACTATTGGGGTCGAATACCATGTATTCGGGTTTGACAACGTAATGGCATTTTCAAACACGAACGTCTTTTGATATATCGGCTTGCCATCTATCCAAGTACCTATCACTTGCTCATCGGTCGTGTAGTGTACCGCTGGTACTCCTAGCGTTGTATAACTTCCACTGCCAGCCGTGTCGGCAAGTTTTGTATATCTATATGTTGCTCGACACGTTACGGTAAGCCCAGAAAATGACTGATTTATTTGTAGTTTTGTTCCGTTGTCAGTCTTACACGAACATACCCACTCATTAGGGTCTGCGCCTCTGTGATAGTCCATATCACTATATGGTGAGCCATTTAAATAAACAGTTCCCTCATGGTCTACTATCGTTATGCTAGAATCGTCCACAAGCGTTGTCCAAGTACGATAAGGTATAGCATTGTTATAATAAACCGTCTTTTCATACAACGGTTTATTATCAGTCCACACACCGACTTCTCGCTCCTCGGTGGAGTAGATTATCGGTGAGAATCCGTATGCTTGATAGCCGCCACTTCCAGCCGTGTCGGTTGTTTTGGTGTATCTAACTGTTAGAACAACATTACTAACACTTCCAGCCATTGATTGTCCTATACGAATAGCAAAACTTGTGTCATTAACTCCTATATCAAAAAATCCACCAATGTTATTAGCATATGATGTTCCCGTTACATAAGGTAAAGGACAATCACCATCATTTACATAACTTGCATCAGCACAAAGGAATGCTTCTTCGATGTTGGCTATTCCAAGTGACAAATTTGCTGTCTGCCCACTAACACTTCCAAACACACAAGTCTTTTGATATAGTGGCTTGTTATTTTTCCATACACCTACTACTTTCTCTTCGGTTGAGTAAATCTGTCCATTCAGAATTATACTTGTTCCTCCACCTCCACCACCTTGGATTTCATATATTGTGCCACCAATCCCGACAGTTTGGAGTGTTTCAGTTGCCGTTCCACTTGGATTTGCTTCAACTTCTGTTCCGCCTGTCTGTTCAACCCATGTACCATCCGCTTGCAATACCTTGTTCGCTTGAACTTCTGCATACGTTGGGGCTGGAACAAGTCCATTGACTCCCGTGTCTTGCGATGTCTCTGGTGCTTCAAACACATCGTAGGTCGTATCTGGTGGTGTTGACCACGTTCCATCACCTTTTAGGAATTTATCCTTGTCTGCGATTAGTGGTGCTGGTACAAGTCCATCCTCACCATCTGTTGATGTTGTCGCACCTATAAATGGCAAATATAAGTTGTTGTCATCTATTAACCACAAGCCATCAAGTTTATAATACACATCCTTAATTTCTGAAATTTGAGTCCTGTCTCCGATGCATAACTCATACAAACTGCAAGTAAGATAACCCGATGTTCTATCTCCATAAAATCCAATATATTCATATGTGTTTCGAGCTGTGAATTGAAATTCATAGTGATGGCGTCTTGCATCGTTAGGAAATGATTGATACCAGAACTCGCCATAAGTTGCTTGATTTTCAAAGTATTTGAACTCGCCATCTTCTACCAGTTCGCTCGCATAATTCCTCATATCAATACAAGTCATGTTGTGCTGAATGGTTAAACCGAACAACTCACCCATCGAATATAAAGGTGGCACTCCGTCATTTTGATAATCAAACGAAACGGTGTAAGTCTTGCCGACTGTTAACCCCATAACCGTCCATATTACAAATGAATGATACAGGGTTGCGTTAAGAAATGTTGTAGTTATATCCCATTTGTTTCCATTCCTTTGGTAGTGATAATTTTGCATTGCCGAGCCATAATATGAAGCATCAAAATATAAGAGGTCGGTCATCTGGTGTTCCATTTGGATATATATGTCGTTATCATCTCCGAGCGAGTTTGATGGTGCTTCTATTCCATGATAGAGGTTGACATCGCCATCTCCACCGCCACCTACTGCATTGATAGTTAATATATTACCGTCTCTTGATATTGATACATTCTCACCAGCTTGGATGCCGAATGAGGCTACATTGCCGGAAACAGTAGTTGAACCATTTAACAATACATCCTGCAATCCAACGGTTCTTCCAACATAATCACCAACGGATATTACTTTACCGTCAATCGTTACGCCATCGCCAGCAATTATTTTCTGACCTTCTGATGAACCGCTGTATGTAACATTGATAATCTGTGATACTGTTCTTGATAGCTGACCTACCTCAACCCTAGTGTTATAACCTCTTATGCAATCAAAGGTCAGTCCAACAACTCTTTCCTCATATCTGCTTCCATCTCTTCCGATTACCAGAACCTTGTCACCGAGAGAGATTTTTTCAAGGTTGGAATAATCCTTGTATTCAGTTGTCTTTGATAAGTCTATTAAATCAACCGATACATTCACAGTTGGAAGGTCAATGCCATCCTCATACTGTTTCTCGCACCATTCTGTCATAAGTCGATACAGAAGGGTGTAAGCATTAGTGAGGCAGGTTGTGATGTAAGCGATTGTATTATTGTAGACGGTATTAGCAAACCACGCTATTGTCTCAGATTGCTTTGCTGACATATCTACAACATAGCCATCAGCATCGAAATAATACCACTCGCCATCTATCTTTGCCCACTGATTAGAAAACCACTTAGCTCCCAGCATTTCATCTTGGTCATTTCCGAACCAAGAACCCTGTGTTGTTTCGATAACAAACCAAGGGTAGTCTGGTATATCTAATTCACCGCTGATATATCCGTATTTGTCAAACCAATAGTAGTTTCCATCAATCCATGCCCATCTATCGTGAAGGAACTTGTTTGTATCCTCTGAGGTAGCATCTTCCTCACCAAACCAAAAACCGCTTGATGCATCGCCATGCCATCCCATATCTGAGTCACCGCTTCGGCTCTCATCATACCAGCCCTCTTCATCATACCACCATTCTTTCATCTGCCCTTCAACTGTCATATAGACATATTCGTTGTGAGCATAATATCCTTTGCGGTATCCGAACCATTTTCTGCCAGAACCATCCTGTGCTTCATACCAATCGCAATCAGCATGAGGCATAGCCTTGTAATCTTCCCAGAATCCATCGTTATTGAAATATTCGTAATTCTTGCCTATCTTCACATACTCATTTTTAGCATATGAAACAGCAGGTGATACAGAATTATCGCCATACCACCAAGCATGAGGAATAACGGATGTATCTTCGTGCCACTCCCATGTTGGAAGCTCCTCTGATTTTATCCACTCTACTCCCTGCTTTACGCACGATTTAACAAAGCTCTGCCAACCCTTATGAGCATATACATACTTCTTCTGTAGATAGCCTACAATTCCATCCTCACCGCTTATAAGGTCTTGAATATATTCTGGGCTGTATGTATTCGTTAAATCCTGTATTATGGATGTCCAAAGGGCTGTTGCCTGCGCTGTTACCGCATTTATGATTCCCTCTCTCCATCCATTTGTTGCTGAGGCGGTTTCACTTATAGAATTGCTATCTGTATCAAGTAATGAATAATCTACTTGAACAAATAAGCAACGGATAAAAGGATAGTCACCAATATGGTCTGGACTATCCACATATCTATTTCCGCCCTGTGAGGTAACATCCTCCCACACATTCAGCCTTAAATCATCGCTTGATATAGGAAACATTCTGGTAACAGCTGAGGACATATCAATTTCATGGGTTAATCCTGTAAGGTTTCTTCCATATCGAATCGGATATGCTGATGCGTTACTTTGGTCTCCTATCTTATTTTTGATTTTGATTTTATTGTTATCATAAACAACCTCACCGCCCCATTTCTTTACATAGGAATCATCATTATTCCCACTAATAGCTCCGATAAGGTTGGTGTTTTCATATTTGCTAGATGCTGTTCTTGTAATGTCTGAGCTTACGCTGTATTTCTGTGTCTGTGCATCTAATATTTCACCTGCCTGTATTCCTGTTTTATTCTGGATTACAAGGTTTTCAATCGGTGTATCATATACCGCCTCAAGAGCGACAGGAAATGCTATAACAGTGATAGATGTTAGAGTCTTTTTTGTATCAAATACTCTAAACAGCTGAACCTTTCCACTAAGTCCAAATCTGTTTGTATCCTGCTCCTGTTCATTTACGCATGAAAACCCTGTAACACGCAAAATGGCATCCTCAACAAGATGCTGATATCTCAGCTCCTTGTCAAACGGATGCTCCATTGTTAACTGCCACTTGTCATTGATACCTATATCAAAGTCACAAGATATAGGTATCAGTGTAGCAAGTCCATTATTCTTAAAGTTTGTTTCAGTTGGTGAATATACATTTATCATATTCTATATCCCCATTTTGGTTTCAATGTTAGTGTGCCTGCTGAACAACTTATTGTATTTGCTCCTGCTTTAAGGTAAAGCCCTTCATAAAAGCCGTTTATAGCTCCGTCTTTACCATTTCCACTTCCATCATACGCCAATTTACGTCTAGTGTCTATATACAACGTACCGTTAACCGTGAAGGTCATAGTGTTTCCATTTACAGTTAATGTTCCACTTCCATTTCCTGTAATCTTATATAAAGGCTTTGATGCCATTGCTGGATTATTAACTGTTGAATATGATGTAATATCGGTATCACCAGAATTGAGGAACTCATACGGATATACCTTCATACTTACAGCAACTCTTCCATACTTTTCATCCTTTTTCAAGAATGTGGTATAAGTAACTTCCTTTACCTCATAATAAGCATCTTGGTGGTCACTTATGATAAGGATACCTGTACCACTCAGCCACTTTCTTATATCCCTTAATTTCGCCTGTAAAGTGTCGCTCTTAGCGTGTATTGTGAAGTCTATCTGTGCATCGCTGTACGCCTCATCATCACCTAACAATTCACCATCCATTCCAACTATCGTTTGCCTAGTTCTTGTATCTGTACTAGGTGTGATAGTTGGAATAGTGGCAAGCCAACACCCAAGCGTGGTAGGGTTTACTCCGTTATAGATTACATTAAACATCAATAATACCCTCCTTGTGCTAGTGTTAACCCTCTTTCATCTGAACTCATTTGTTCTTTCATGTACTGATATGAAGTCTGTCCAATAACTTTTCCATCAACTGTAGTGTAGACATTTACTATTATAGGCTGGTCTGACTCCACATCACTCTTATTAGTTCCTGCTGTTACGGTATTCTCAGCACTTAATGTATTGGCATCAGCAACAACATTCATTTCGCCTTCATACTTAATGTCTTTCTCAATCTTGTTGTTGACATCATCCATTCCTTCTTCCCATCCAATTCCTAAACCTTCTGCAAGGTATCCACCGATTTCTTTGAATACCTTAGATGGTGATGCAACTCCGAATAACGCCTTAACCTTAGTGATAATTGTACTTCCAAGGCTGGTTATCTGTGAATATACCCATGAAGCCTTATCAGAAATACCATTCCATAATCCTGTAAGCAGGTTCTGTCCAACTGTTCTTATACTACTAACACCCTCAGACAAAGACGAAACTATGCTTGTTATTATCTCTGGTATTGCGCTTGCCAGACTTGAGATTACATCTGGTATAGCCTCTACAATGCCACTTAATAATGTTATTCCGGCACTCAGAATCTGAGGTACAGCACTTATTAAGGCTGTCACGATAGCCGTTACGATTGATGGGAGGCTTGATGCCAATGCCGAAACAATGCTTGGTATAGCCTCAATAATAGCCATTAACATTGTGATAGCTCCATCTAATACTTGTGGTAATCCATCACCTGTTAAGAAATCGACAATAGTATCAATTATCTCTGGTATAGCATCTCCTAAAGCCGTCACTATGTCTGGGATAGCATCAACTATCGCCATGAACATTGTCAAAGCTCCTTCTAATATTACATCAGCACTATCTACCAAAGCATTTAAGATGGCATCAATCAGTTCTGGAAGTGCTTCAACCACCAGAGGTATAGCCTGTACAATACCTTCAATCACGCCCTGCAATATTGATATTCCTGCTTGGATAAGCTCTGGAAGGTGTTCAATCAATGTCTGCGTAATCTGTAAGACTACCGAAACAACTGTTGGTATCAATGTAGGTAAAGAATTTGCTATTCCATTCGCAAGGTTTACAAGAATCTCAACCCCTGCTGATGCCAACTGAGGCAGGCTCGATATAATACCCTCAGATATCTGTAACAGAATCTGCCCTGCCGTATCAAATATCGTTGGAAGGTTGGATATTATAGCATCTGCAAGTTGCCCCATAACATCCGCACCTGCTGTAAGTATGCTGTCAAGGTTATCTGTAAGTGCATCGATTAAAGCTGTAATTATACCGCCACCAACCTCACTCATCTGTGGAATGAGGTCACTAATATTATCAATAACAGAACTTATTCCCTCTGTTATCTGGTCGATACCTTCATCATAATTTCCTGCAAATATTTCGGTTAATCCATCCATTACAGTTGTGACGGATGGAAGGAAATCGGACAGCATATTGTTCTTTAAACCTGTAAAGGCTGTCTGCATATCCTGTAAGGAATCTTGAAAAGATGCTCCTGCTTTTACCGCATCATCAGACATAACGCCACCAAGCTCTTTCACTCGGTCTTTCATAGCCTGCGTATCTTCTGCGCTGGTATTCAGCAAAGCTCCTAACTCCGTTGCACCTCTACCCAACAGCTGTCCTGCAAGGTATGTTCTTTCTGTTTCATCATCTACATTCTGCAAAGCTGTAATTGTAGCTGAGAATATCTGTTCATTATCCATTGAGGATAACTCTTCTTGTGTCAGACCTAGCTTCTCAAATGCTTCATTTCCTGTCTCAACCGCATTTGCGAGTGTTTTCATTGATGATTGCATAGTGTCTATTGACGTGCCGGAATGCTCCATTACCGCTGACCACTCTTGGTACGCCTCTGCCGACATATTCATCTTTTGCGATTGCTTGTCTATATGGTCTGTGTATTCAGCTAGGTTAGATATACCATTACCGAATGCCGTTGTTACGCCTGCAACCGCTGTTGTAACAGCACCTACGGCAACAGCACCCACTCCCATAGCGGTCTTGAGTCCACTACCAAATCCAGATGCCTTTGATTGAGCATCTGTTAATCCGCTTTCATATTCACTTTGGTCTAACGATAGCTTAGCAACTAAATCAAATACATCCATATCGTTTACCTCAACTTTAATCCTAGTTTGTTAATAATATCCAATGCTATCTCATCACCTGTTCTATCATCAACAGGCTTTGGATGTCTATAATCTTCATATGTCACAGTCAAAGTCTTTCCATGTCCTTGCCAATATAAAATTGAAGCCATGTAGGTTCTGAAATTATCATCCTCTACATGGCTATTGTACTTTGCTATCACATATCTGAGGAAGTGTCTTGGTTTTCCTCTATATTCTCCATAGCAGAGCCAGAAGGTATCTCTGAATCCGTCTCGCTCTGATATCCGAAAAAATCAATCAGCTCCTTATCATTAAACATTTCCACCATCATCTGCGGAAGTGTTAAAAGATTGTAATGGAACTCCTCAACAGGCGTTTCATTTAATACCGCCATAATCTTAACAACATCAGCCCTGTTGTCCGTTATTGCTATTTTTATGGCTTCAACCCTGTTAGGTTTTATATCATTTTTCTTATCGCCTTTAAACGCCAGAACAAACTTCTTGTTCTGCATCATATTTACCATTGGGTCAAGGATTTCCGCAAGAACATCCATCGCCTCATCATCTTTGAACTCTGATAGCTTTTTCATATATTATCCCTCTGCTACTATTACTGTGCAAGTATCATCGTATGTAACTCCATCAACGGTTATTGCACCCTTGATAATTGCGTTTCCTGCGCCTTCTGCGGTAACTACTCCATTACTTACTGTTGCAACTGAGCTGTCACTTGTTGTCCAAGTTACTGATGTACCACTTGGCTCTACAGTTGCTACGATTGTTGCCTCTCCACCATCTTCTAGCTCGATTGTATGTTTATCGAAAAGGATGCTTCCAAGTGCGCTTGAACCGCCCTGTACTACATATACCTCAAATGGTACTGTATCCTGCGCATTCATTGAATAATGAGCTTCGAAATTACAATCGAAATTGCCTTTTCCCTTATCAGTTGATGTAAGGTGGAATCCTCCTGTGTTGAGTACATTCATCATGTGTATTGCACAGAAGCCTGCATCCTCGCCTGTATTCTTATCTGAATAATCTCCAATCCACCATATATCATCATAATCAGTTGTGAGAATATCATTTCTTGGAACTATCTTTGAACCGCTGACATCACCTGCTCCGATAAGGCTCTTTGCAAGACCGATAGTCAGAGTAACGAAAGTTGTTTTGAGAGCAACAGCCCACTCTGTCAGCTTCTTTAATTCAAGAGTATTCTTAGGACAGTTATTTATATCGTCTCCGAAATCCTCAAAGGTTGGGTCAGCTGTAAAGGATATATCTCCTGTTGTAGCTCCTAACAGATTTCCTATCTGTCTTGTCTGCGGATTAAAACTGTCGCAAATAATACCTGCATTAAGCTGAATATTTTTAAATGTATCCTCTGGAATCTTTGTAAAAATCATCTTTTACCCTCCAAATATTCTACTTCGACATTAACAATAATTCTTCTGATTGTATCATCTGGGTCACTCATTCTCTGTTGAAATGGGTTTCCCTTCTTTATCCAGAAAGCACCACCATCAAATAACACCATCTGACCGCCCTCTGACAGCCTAGAATCAATTTCATGTGCCAGACCTGTAATTCTCCCCCAACTTGTATTCCTATCCCAAATTGAGGCGAATAAGGACGTTGGTACGCCAAACTCATTTATCGTCACATCATATGTTATTCTTGGGAATGGAGCATCTTCATCAACTGTATTCTTATCAAATGCAGGGATACCGAAACTCTCCCAGAAACCTTGTAACGCTTGTTCTTTATCCATTTGGCAACTCCCATTCCTCTGCTGAAACATTCCTCATATTGAGGCTTGCGCTTTCTGGCGTATAAAGGTCATCACCATCAGATGTAATTCTGAATATCTTTCCGTCTCTAACTCGCCTTAGTACATCATGATATTGCAAGGTGATATTCTTTCTTGTTGTCAAGGTATATACGGAGGTTACACCCTGCGCCTCAGCCGTCTTTGCCTCAATAGAGTTATTGAATTGAGTAGCACATTGTATCGTTGCCCCCTCAACCCAAGTTGTTATAGTTCCACCATAGCCGTCTGGCATGGTTGATTTATTTAAAATGATATAGCTTTCCATGGCTTTATCAAGTAGGCTCATAGCTTCTTATACCTCCCTAACCTATCAGCAAATACTGCTTGCCAAGTCGGTACAGAGCTTGAACTTGTTGAACTACCGCTTGCCTTGGTGTACGAATATCCGCCAAAACTCTCACTCTGGAATGGTGACATATTTTCTGAATCAATACCACCATATTTCTCTTGCCATGAAGAGATTTCATTGATTAGATTTCTGACATCCTTCGGTACAGCCATAAGCCAGATTGAACCTTCAAAGGTTTCATCCTCAAGCTCATCTGTTCCATACTTGTAAACGCCATCATTTAAGGCACTTCCCATAATCCTATAAAACTGACCTGTTGCAATCTTATAATCGCCTACCAAAGCACCATTTTCAATTTTGAACTCTCCATAATACTTTGGCTGATTTCTGTCAAACCAATTTCTAAGATATTGAAATACCTCTGTCATAATAAGCTCCTTGTATTTAACAAGGACAGGCAGAGAACATCCCTGCCTCACGCCTGCCCTTTATTGTTTTAGCCCTCTGTCTGTGGTAAGAACTCAAGGTCAAGGTCAAAGAACTGTGTTCTCTTTCCATCGCCTGTCTGTACGATAACAAACTTCTGGTCAAGTGAAGGTGTTACCTTACATACAATAGTTCTGTCTGGGTCAGATGTTCCATCAACAAGACCGCTGTCAAGGCTTGGCTGTAATCCTACTTCCACCTTTGTAACTCCAGATTCTGGCTGACTCCAAGTAAGTGCCATAAAGTAACCATCACCTGCAAGATATCCGCTTGGAGCAAGTCCACCTTCAATAAAGTTGAGCTTACCGCTGATTGTCTCGCCATTGATTGCTACATCACTCTGTAAATCACTTGCTACTTTGCCACCATAAAGAGTAACCCCATCGGTTGTGGCTGTCACGGTGAGGTCTTTAAAGTTTCCCGAGTTTACCGTAATAACAGCAATACCATCTAGATACTCAGCCCAAAGCTTCATACCAAGAAGTGCGAATACCTCGCCAACGGCTGTCTTGTAGTTACCTTCAACATGGAATCCGATAAGGTTTGTAACACCATCAGTTGTATATACAAGACCTGCCTTAGCATAATCGCTATCTGCTGGGTCTGTGTAATAAAGGTCAATGTTCTCTGATGGAACAGCGATAACCTTACCACTTGGAATCTCAGATGAAAGAATCATTGTAGATGCTCCCATGAAATCCTTTACATACTGCATACCGAATGCTGTCTGTAGAGAAAGGTCTGATGCTCCAAGATACTTATAAGCATCCAGAGTATTTACAAATACAACAATCTCTGTTACATCCTTACGCATCTTCTTGAACTTGTCCACTACCTTACCGATAGCCATAGCAACAGCCATCTGGAATGTATCCTCTGAACCTGTAAGTGAACCTGTCTGCAGGAATGTATAGAATCTATCAAGTACATTTCCCTGTAGCTCGTTAAGGAATGCTTCATCTGTCTTAGCGATAGCAATATCAGCTCCCCACTTATTGATAGCCTCGATAGATGTACCCTTAGCATACTTCTCAACTGTGATATCTTCCTTATATGCTTCCTCAACTTCTGCTGGTGAATATGGGATTTCCTCACCCTCTCCAACAGACTGTGCAAGAGTTACTGTAGCTGTAAATGAACGTAGTGTAGTTCCGTTTGCCTTTCTGATAGGTCTCATAATTCCCAGAATCTCTCTGAGTGAATCCCAATTATTGGCAAATCTTGTAACAAAGTCAAGCTCTCTCGCTGTTACATCGATATTTGCAACCTTTGTTAATCCTTCCTTAGCTGGCATATTATTTCCCTCCTATGCTCTAAACAAATCTATATTTTCTTTAATCAGCTTCTGACGTTCAGATGTATCCTTCACCTTCATAATATCATCCTTTGTCAGAGTCTTGCTTCCACCTGTATTTGCTGGTGGATTATCTGTCTTTGCACCCTGTACATCTGCTGTCTGTATGAAATCACTCCACTCTTCCTTGATACTCTTAAGCAGGTCATCCTTATCCTTTACCTTGCCTTCATCATCAAACTCAATGGAATCTACGTCTGAAACCTTTAATACAGCTTCAATTCTCTTTTCAGAAATACCAGCTTCTTTCAGAATATCTTTGTATGCCTTTGCCTTATTCTCCTTTGTGGCTTTTGCTTCGATGTCCTTCTTATATTCCTTAAACTCTTCCTTAAGCATTTCATACTTAGTCTTGTATTTCTGTTCAGAATCATCGCTAGTTGCTTCTTTGAGGTCTTTCTGAGCCTTCTCAAGCTGTTTCTCAAGGTCTTCGACTTTCTGTGCCTTTTCCTTGTAGCCGTCTCTCTCTTCCCTCAGAGCCTCAATAGACGTTGTGTGTCCTTCGATAATCTCATTAACAGCATCCTTCATGTGTTCGCTGTCAACACCTGCTTTGGACAGGATTTCTTTTACATTCGCATTTGTAAGTGCCATAATACTCTTCCTTTCTTTCGGTGGCTTTCTGCGCCATTTAGATATATTGTTAGTATCGTTCTATGATACCCTCTATTTTGTAGTTTAGTAAAAAAAACTTTAGTTGTCAACTAACTTTTTAATCCCTCTTCGAATAATGCTTTGTACTCATTCTGGTGGTTCAAAACGGCATTTCTCAAAAAAGGTCTTTCCTGCATTTTAACTGTTCCCATTTCAACGTATGGAGCATATTCAACATTCGTTCCGATATAGGCATAATTACCATCATCAGTATGGCTGATACTGTTTCTCAGATTACCTGTATCTATCGCTCCTAGGGCTGTTATTTCAAACTTGGCATTGTTCTCCCCTGCCTGCCCTACACTTTCCAGAATAGCAGGCATCTTTTCCCTTATCTCAGCCAACAGTTCTTCGCTATGGTCTTCAACTGTTACTTGACTAATAATCATGACCTCTTCATCCTCCTGTACTCGTTGATATATTGCTGTTTGATTGCCTTGCCCTGCTTTTCCTGTTTATCAATTGGGTCTGACTTTATATCCTTTGATTCCTTCCACTCGTTATAGGTCATATCCCCCAATCGTTCATCAACATCGAAATCGGTAACTTGCTTATCATACCCATCGAATACAGTTACCATTGTGCATCTGCAATTGTAAACCATTTCTGGCTCTGCCGATGGGTCAGCAGGATACATTATCTGGTATCCGTCAACCTCAAAAGGTTCATCAACATATTGTCTCTGTCCATCCAGAATCCTATGTTCGTGTCTTGTTCTATCATCAAGAGTTGCTAACCATTGCTTCAACATCCTTATACCCATGTTCTCAGCCCTGTGAATAGCTTCTATACGCCCTGCATTCTGCGCTGATGTAACAGATGTCCTTGCATCTCTTATTGAGGCTTTGTAATCCATCTCAGCCACGTTTCTGAACCTTTCAGCAATCTTCGGTACGGATTCACCTTGTAATATACCTTGTACAACCGCTGATGTTATCTTCTGCTGATTCCACTTATATGTTTTCTGCCTCATTTTCTCATAAGTTGCTGAATGGAATCTGGTGTTTGGCAACAGCCTTGGATTTTCCTTAATCAGCCTCTCTACTGTATGGGCATCATATAAGGTGTAGGATGTGTTCACTAGACTCTGTGACTCCACCATGAATGTCGCATAATTGTGATTAAGGGCATACACCTCCGGCATATACCCTTCTATCATACTCCTAGCTTTTCCATATGTGTCTGTGAGGTCTTCTGCAAGTGTATCTCGCATTTCCTCCCAGCGTTTTCCGACAGCAACCTGCCCTATTCTCCATTTCGTATATTCGTTCTGAAAACCTTTATACTCATTGAAGCTGATTTCTCCTGCTTGGTATTTCTCATATTGCTTCTGCAGGTATTCTTGTCTGATGGTGTCTTTCTTTTCGAATCTTTCAAGATAATCCTTTAATTTTTCATCAACCTCTTTTGAGGCTTGAATGTACTCTTTTCGGATTTTCTTTTCTAATTCCTCAAGCACACTTTCGGTTTCTGAGTTTCCTATATCACTCTTGTAGGTTATCTTCTTCGCCATCCGTATCACCCTCATCTACCAACGGTCTTATATCATCAGCATCTAGTTCCTTAATCATATCCTCAGCCTTGTCTCCGTCTCCCAGAATGGTGAGTATCTTTTCTGTTACATACCCACTCTCAAGATATGTTCCTGCTGACAGAACTGTTTGAACCTCTTCCTGCTTATTTATGATTTGTGACCTTGTAAATGTAGCTTCATCATCTATTCCTGCAAGTGCTAAGATACCATCCACAAACTCAAGCACACAATACTCATAAGAATCCGCTTTACTATCCAGATTGCTGTATGATGCTCTTATCTGTGTTGCGGTGATAGCTCCATCCTGTATTGACTTGGTATCAAGTGCCATAGCATCCTCATACAAGTCGCTTCTTAATCTGTCCAGAAGGGCTTCACGACTCGCATAAGGTGCTTCTATGGTGTGGGCTTCTGCCCTTGCATTAGCATCCTCAACTAATCCTGCATGAACTGTTTTCATTCTCTCTACAAAATTAGCAAGGTCTATATCATCCATGCCCCCTGCATTCTGGATTGCCCAATAGATGTACGATGCCTCGTCAACAGTATTTGCGAATCCACTCTTGATAAGGTCATAGCAATCTATCTGTTCTCTGATGCCTTCAAGCTCGTTCTGATGCTCCTCATTTGCCCATAACGGAACAATAGGAAAACCGCTGTAATTTATTCCATCTAATATCTCTGTTCCGTCTATCTGGCTTGTAACGGCTATCTGAACATACTTTCTCTTGTCATGTAATATCTGACCTTTGAAATCCTGCTTGCCATTCTCTTCAACCTTATTCCAGATGTAATCTGTATAGCCATCCATTTCATACAGAGTAGCTCTTAAAGGTTTCTGTTCATCAACCTGCCAGAACCTTACGCCTGCTTTCATAGAACCATCATTCTCATCCCATAATGGTGCATACTCTAATATGCTGAATACGTCCACATGGTCTAAGTTCCAGAATCCAAATGATACTCCGCCCCATAATGCTTTAATTCCTGCACTTTGAAGCTGTCTATCAAATGGTTTCCTTTTTGTTCCCAGCTTATCCTCTGTATCTGAATTATTCCATGATGCACCATTAGCAAGCAAATACTGATTTTCCTGTGTTATGAACTTCTTGAAGAACTGACTTCTCAGCTTGTAATTTGCGCTGTAATTATCTGGAATAGCTTCACCTGTCACAGTGTACAGAAGTTTTTGGAACTCCATAATGGTCTTATTCTTTTTACGGTAATAACTTTCTGCTATCTTCGCATCCTTGTATAAGATGCTATTTTTGTGGACATTTATGACCTCTTGGATAAATGCCATTCTGTCCGTTTCATTATCGCCTACTCTTAATAAATCTTGATATGATAACATCACGCCCCTCCATACATTCTTGGTACTCTACGTTGTTCATCGTCTTTTCTATCATACAACAGCCTTGCAAGACTAGCAAGCGAATCTGGTGCATCATCGTGTTCCGCATTCTCGTTGTAATCGGTTATCTGTTTGATGTACTCTTCATCCGTACCTGCTACAAACTCAATATCTTTCCATATAGCCTTGAGATATGAGGTTATCTTGAGGTATTTGTTTGTGCTTTCATGATATGTTACAGCTCTTTCGCCTCTGCCCTTTAATTCCTTTGCCAGATATCCTTTATCACCATTATCCTCACACCAAATCTTACCAGCCATAAAGCCCTGTCTGAATGCTATTATCTCATCTAAGCAATCATCAACGTGCTTATGCCACATTCTGCCATACACATAATACTTGCCGTTGCTTTTCTTCATAATGGTAAAGGCTGTGAAATCCTCTCCGCCATATGAAGCATCTATGTGACAGAACCTTGCCTGTTCAACTTTTGCTGGGTCAACATTCTTTATCGGATTATCAAATATAATATCTTCTGAGGCAATATGCCTTAATTCATAGTTTGCACAGAACAAAGAAGGTATCATACTCTGTTTTACTGCTTCTATATCCTCCTCAGACATAAGCCCTGTCGTGTAGCAATCGTACTTTGTTGCTTCCGGCATTATCGTGAAGCAATCATCCTTGTGCCAAGGTGTACCTGTATTGAAGATATGACCGCCTCTGTTCTTGACATTCTGTAACTCTTGATAGATTATCTTTGTCTTGTCTCTCTCAGCCTTGCTTGTTCTGTCCTCTACGTTGACAATATCATCCGTAAATATCCTGTCGTAGTGCTTACCTGTAATAGATGAACCGATACCAAAGCCTGTCAGCTGAGATGTACCTTTAGTGTCTGAGGATAGGTTTGTATTCAGCTCGGTCATATTCTCTGTAGTGAATTGCAGATATACTCCCCATATCCTTCGGCATAGCTCCTGCATAAATGGATGTAACAGTATTTTCTTGACCTGCTTAATGACTTCCTTTACATCCTCGTTTGTCTTTCTAATGAATGCTATACGCAAACTAGGGCATACAATCATCAATATGGCGATAACGATTGATAGGCAGGTTGTTTTGTAGCTTCCTCTGTGTGCCTGTAAGGTTTCATCATTCTGGCTGTGTAGCATTCTAAGCATCCATTTATTGTGAAGTGGTGTTAGCTTATCGAATCCAACTTTATGCCCTATTATCAGAGGTTTCGTCATCAGTAATTGAATTGTCGATTTCTGTTCTGATGTCATTTAACAGCTCGTCTACGTCCTTTCTCATTGAATCGTCAATAGTATTTATGGTCTGTTCTATCTTATCAGCCTGTCCAAGATAATTCTTTCCGAGGAAAATCGCCATTGTGGCGTTTCTTTCAGCAAGTCTGAATTGTGACCGCCTCAGAGATATTTTACCGTAATTACGCTTTTTGGCTGATACCACCGCAAAATTCTCTCCATATTCCTTTTTGCACCATCTCTGTATAGTATCCTCTGAACAGCCTCCCAGCTTTATATCAAAGAAGGCTGTAACCTCTTCCAGAGTGCATTGTATTGCTAATAATCCTTCAAACTCTTTCTTGTCTATGTTTTTTCTAGGTCTGCCCATATAACCTCCATATCGTATATATCATGTTTTAAGGACGCTAACGTAAGTTTTAAGGCGTTTTAAAACATTGAATTACAAATTGTGTAGCATATAGTTATTTTACGCTTAAAACGCCTTTAAACTCGGTTATACCCTTGTGACTACTATTTCATCACGCTTCTGATGCTGGCATTTCTCGAAAGTAACCTCTTCATTGTACTTGTATATTATGTCTCCGTTCTCGTCAAATCCGTCTGGTTTTAATACTCTTTCGAATAGCTTATAAGGGCTTTGCCCCATCTTTGGATTATTCCAGAGGTATCTTAGATAGTCTTTCATATCCATATCAGCGAACTTTGCTCTATTTTCAGATGAATTACAGTTAAAGCCTTGAGCCTTCTTATACTCAATTCCCTTTAAGTAATACATATCGCCTTCTATGTCGCTCCAGCGTACTTCTCCGCATCTCTTAGCTATCTGTAAAGCACCACTAAAGTTTCCTCGGCTGTAATCCCATTCTGGTGGTAATGCACAGCAGGAACAGTTATCACAGCATTCTTTGAAGTGTGCATCTGATACATAGAATCTCATTCCCAGCTTATGGCATAACTCCTGCATATTTCTAACGTACTTTTCTTTTACTTTTCTGTTTAGTCGCAGATATCCAGAACCATTGCTGTATTTTCTGTAAAAATCAACTATATCGAAGCCACAGCACTCACTTATTATATCATAATGTGTCTTAGCTTGGTTTATTGACCTCATTTCCAGACAGAAGAACTCTGTTGTTACGGCTGTTGCGCCTGCCTCATGTGCCTGCTCTATAAGGTCTAGGTATGTCTTGTCGCTTACTCCTACGATAAACGGTCTGAGTCTTAAGGTTGTTCCGCCTTTCGACAGGCTATTGTAAATCTTCATAGCCTCAAGTCTCTCTTTCGGTGAAGCAACGCCCTGTTCTATTCTTTCAGCATCGTGTTCATCTAGCGTGATAATACTAAACTTCATATTCCAATTGTCAGCACCTTTAAAAAGCTCTTGATACTTTTCATCCTTGAATACCCATGCACTCTTTGTAGAAAAGCAAATAGGATAGTTTATCTCACGCAAATACTTTAGGATTTCATAAGTAACTCCGTACTGTTTCTCGAATCCGTCAAATTGGTCTGATAAACCACCCCACTGAATAGGTCTTTTTGTTTTTATATACTGATAGAATTGGCTGTTTTTATCCTCTCCGCTGAATATTTTCTTTATCTTTTCTGGATTTACGCTTTTTACATTCTTGTTGAAGTAATCCTCTTTCGCTCCTCCGATGCCTCTCTGGTACTGTGAGAAGCAATAAACACAACCAAAAGAACAATTGCTGTATGTATCAAATGTTAAAGGTAAGGTACAATCAGCAATTTCACCTGTCCATCTAGGACTTTGATATGTCATTGATATTTTCTTTTCTTCGCTCAAAGTTTTATACTCCCTCCTGTTAAGGTTTTATTTGGCTTAAATGCCGGATATACTTTTGCCAGCTTCTCAATCCATAGTTTTAATTCGCCTCTTTCATATCTTTCGTGCATACCGCCTTTATTCGAGCCATTTTTAGGCTTATTTGCACATAAATCATTAAATCTAGCTGTATTTTTACCGCTTGATATTACATTAAGAGCTAATTCATAGTCCTCAACCATCTTCCATTTTTCGTTAAATCTGATATCTGTATCTATCACAAGAAGGAATGTTCCTTGTAAAAGGGTAAGGAAGTCAACCTCTGCTCTGCCTTTTCTTACAATAGCATTCGTAGAAGGTGAAATGCCTGCAACTGCAACTTTATTTTTGTTACAAATCGCAACCATTTTATCAATCTCATCTTTAAGGACGATATCAGCGATTTTAAAGGATTGTCCATCATAAGCCGAAAAGTTGGTTATGTCATCATCCAGAAGGACAACAGGCTCTTGTAAGGTCTGTAGAATAGTGTTTCTGTTTCCACCTGCACAATCCTTTTCTTGAAATATTACTTCGACTTCTTGTTTTCCCTTGTATTCTTCGTAATCCTCCGCACATTGCGTTGATATTACTATATCTTCTTTCGGAATACCAAAGTTTAACAAGGTTTTTACTGTTTTACATTCTGGTCTATGGTAGCTGGCTATACCGAATTTCATATATTCTCCTTTAACATCAGTTCCTTAAAGTCATAAACCACCTTGTCAATCTCTTCAAGATTAAGCATTTTAGCTAATTTTTGAGCATCTTCATCTGTGAATGTAATAATCACTCTCTTCTTAGCAAGGAACTTATCTTCATTTGTGCTGTATTCCTCAATTTCCTTATCATCATATGGAGTAGGTTCAAAATCCTCTGTAAGCACAGACAGTTCAAAGTCTCCAAAGCCAAAATCAGTCATATCAATTTCATCCATGATTGATTTCAGCTCTTCTCCCAGCATGTCATTATCGAAGCCTGTATTCATCGTAAGCTTATTATGAGCTATTGTATAGGCTTTTCGCTCCTTATCTGTAAGGTCATCTAATCTAATGATTGGAACTTCTTTAATATCATCCATTTCCATTACAGCAAGCAATCTGCCGTGACCTTCAATAATTACATTATCTTTCCAGACAGCTATTGGGTCATTGAAGCCAAACTTTTTAATGGACTTCTTAATAGCCTCAACCTGTTCTGCGGAATGCTTCTTAGCATTGTTTACATAGGTTTTTAAATCCTCTTTTTTCACATACTCAACTTTTAATTTACTCATATTTTTCTCCTTTTCCTTAAATTGCAACAATCCTCTGGATTGTAATTAAAATTATCTCTCCAATATTCATAAGCCTCAGATTCATCTTCACACACGGTCATTTGCTTAAATCCTGTTATAAGTTTTATGTACTGCTTTTTCTTTTCGAGTGGCAAATGTCTGTATCCGTTTTCCTTCACGGTATATTCTGAATAATCTATATCAAACCACTTTTCTATCCAACTGTTAGCTCGCAAAAACTCAATACAAATCTTATCTATACCCAGATTGTTTAATATATCAAAATCTATGTATTGAGGAATAAAAGGGCTGAGCCTCAATTGTACATCGAATCCTGCTTCCTGCAACTTCTTGATAGCTCTTATTCTTTCACTTGGCACGGATGCCTTTTCATAAGTCTTGGATAACTCATCATCGGTTGTGGTTACCGTAACTTGTATATGAGCAAGTTCCTTATCCATAACTTCAATATATTCATCATCCCCAATTATTGCTGACTTAGTGACAATCAGATATGGTATTTTATATTTATTTAACACCTTAATTGTCTTATATGTAACTCTATGGAGCTTTTCAATAGGCTGGAAACAATCCGTCATGCCTCCCAGCCTTATAACCTTTCTTGGTAACTTTTTAATTTCTTTGGTTATTTGGGATATATCTGCGACAGAAGGGCTTCTGGCATCCCAAAGCCCTCTGAAATTTAACAATGACTTGGCATAACAATAACTACAATCGTGAGAACATCCGCAACCATATGTGTCTAATCTATACGGATAATTGCACTTGTTTCCTTCGTTGCCTTCTACAGTTTTTCCAATACTTTTAAAATCTCTCATAAAATTATTTTATCACTTTCAATAATTATTTTCCATACTTTTCTTAACTCATTCTTATATCAAATCCTTGGTATATGGCATTCGCCAATCCCTGTACAAAGGTTTCATCATCACTCTGCTCTGTATATCCTAAATGCACAAGCATTCCATGAACCATTTCATGTACGATAGTTTCTTCTTTTGCTTCTGCTGTCATATCCTTGTTAACTCGGATTTCACAAGCCTTATAATCAATCTGTCCAAAATGAGTAGCATCTGTCGTAAACGAATCCTCGCACTCTACAATTTCATGTGGTACTCCGCATATATTAACTTTCATTATTTTTCACTCTCCTTATCTGCTTCTATAATAGTTGGTGCATTATCAATGATTGATAGTCCTTGACCGTAAGTATCTATTTGATATTTCTGTATAGCATCTGCATCAATCAATCTCCCATGTCCTTTTGGGAGTGGTATACCTTTCATAAGTACGTCAAGCACACTAAATGGAATATGACCATTTTTCAACGATTGATAATCCTTTTCATGTATCTTAATTACTATCTCTCTCTCCATCAACATTTACCTCGCTTTCTTGCTCTGCGAATGCTCCCTCTAGGCTTCTTTCGTGGGTGTAACAATTCATACCTCTGGTAAGGCTCTAATCCATCAATCACATCTAGTAATGATTCAAGTGCATCTAGTAATGGTTTAATTGATTCACTTAGTGCCTTTCCGAATCTTACTGCCCTCTCTTTTATCTCATCATCGATATTTATTTCATTCAACTCATCCTTAATATTTATTTCATTCATCAGTGTTAACCTCGCTTTTTGTGTTGATTTGCCCATTCTTCCATAGCTTTATTAAACTCTTTAACTTCATCTGGATGATAATGCATATACATATCACATTGATACACTTCTTCATTTGGTGGACAAGTACATCCATAATCACAATCATTCCAACTACATTTACTACAAAATCTTTTTTCATCATCTATATCTATATTTAACATATTCATTTTCACTTTCTGCCACCTTCTGCGAACTTCCTTACTATCAAGGTTATACCATCCTGTAACGTTATATCTTAAATATCTACAATACGCTGATTCATCGCCTATATTGGGGTTAAATGGATTTCTTTTAATAGCTTCATCTATTGTCATTCCTTATCCTCACTTTCTGCATATGGCTCAAAACCTATCCATTCTTTGATATACGTTTTCGTTTTCTGTGTATAACAAATATCGTGTGCAATCTATCCCTTTAATGTAATATATCGGCATACCATACTTTTTATATCTGATATGGCATAACCATATTATGATTTTATCAATCATTCCTTATCCTCACTTTCTGCCTTGTATCCCTCTGGTTTTGGTTGCCATGCTATCACTTCGCCATCATCACAATTATTCTCAAAATAGAATCCCTCATGGTCTCTGCAAAATGTATCTATTTCAACATTCCCATAACAATCCGTTATTAGCACTTCTTGACCGTCATCTGGAAGTGGACAATCATACATAAAAGCATATTCATGCCCAATTTCTTCTTTTTCTTCCTCGGTCAGTGGTCTTGTCTTTATAGGTATCCAACTTGTCTGCTGTGGTGTGACGGATGGCAACGCTCTCACCTTGTCTCTAACCTCAGTGAGTACATTCAACGCATCATCATAACTTGGTTCTTCCCATGTGATTTTTTCAACCGCATCTCTGCTGATTGTATCCTCACAAGGCTCAATTTCTTCTGCTCCCCATTCTCTTTCAAGTCTTGCAATTTCTTCATTAAACCCTTTAATAGAATCATCCGCTTCAATAATATATTTTCTAATCATTCCTTATCCTCACTTTTTCTCATATCTGCCCCACAACAAGGGCAAAAATTTGTCGCAAATCTTACTTCTACCTTACACAATGAACATTTCGTGTGTGGATAACTTATAAAGCAATCCTCAGTGGTTATTTCTTCTCGTTCTACTATCCATTTTCCTCTAGGTCTTGATGGTGTTACGGATGGCATAGACTTAATCAATTTACAGTTTTCCGCATTATCATAACCAGAACCATTATACTCACAACAAGCACATTCTCCGCCACATTTTTCGGCAAATGCTTTTAGTGTTTGCTCTCTGCTGATACAATCCTCGCAAGGCTGTTGATAATCAATGTCATATATCTCACCTTCTGCCATAAGTGTTTCTATGCTTTCAAGGCATCCATTTCTAAACATTTCTGCTGTTATCTCTGGTATGAACAACCCTTTCATTCCTTATCCTCACTTTCTGCATTTGGTAATCTATATTTAATATCTTCAATCAAGTCATGCATATCCCACATATATTCAATAATCTCCGAAATAGGATGGTTATTAAACTCTCGCATATAATCAGCAAATAATACAGGATGGTTATTATCAAACTCCCTTATAAGTTCTGTGATACAATCCTCACAAGGCTGTTGCTCTAATGCTTTATCCATATAGCCCTCAATATCTATATGACCTACTATCCTTGCTATATGTTCATAACAAGTCCATACAGTTGTTTTTGTATTCAATTTACGGACAAGTGGCTGGTGATTAAAACCTTTCCAGATTACAAGTGCTTTGCCCTCATTGATGTGTTCTTTTGTAAACTCTGTAATATAATCAATCTCAACTATATCACCCTTTCTTATTTCTTCTTCCGTCATCCGCTCTCACCTCCTTCGGCTCAAACTCGCATTCCCATTTCTCACAGGCATATATCGGTGGCAAATTTACTGTTTTATCGTATAAAACATAATGCTTACAATTCTTGCAATCTCTTATATTCTCATTTGTCATTCGCTCTCACTCCTCTCTGTAAACTTTGAACAACAAGGCGTATGGGCGTATTTAAACTTAGCCGTTCTTGTTCCAAAGTGTTTTAGTGGGTTCTTACACTCATAACCTATAACACATTTCTCGCTCATATCTAACCAGATACAATCCTTGCACTTCCTTTTTCCCATATATGGGTTTCTTGTTCCTCTGTTTTTTACTACATGATAACCAAGCTTTTCCGCCTCAGCTCTTATTTCCTCAATCGTCATCAATCTTCACCTTTTTCCCTGTACCTCTCCAACTTAGTTCTTTATTACAATTTGGACAATGTTTACTCCCCCACGAATCTCTTAATAAATATTCATTACATTTTGGACATTTATATAATTTTGCTTTACCATGTGGACTTGACTTTATGATAACTCTTTCTCGCATAGTTTCTTCTCCTCATTACCTTTGTTTTACAGGAAGGGCATATATGCGCCCTTCCTCTCTCTATATACATTTCCTTACAATTGATGCATCTCTGGATTTGTTTTTCCTCATAGACTCCTTCATCCTTCAACACCTCAATTATAGTTTCGGCATCTGAATCTGTAAGCTCCGCTAATATAAATATCTCTTCATCCATATCTTTTGCCAATTGATATAATCTACTTATTTCGTAATTAGTCATTTTAATCCTCTAATATATATACTTTTATGTCCTTTTTTCTTCCGAACTGAATCGCCTCATTATAGGTATCAACAAATATATCAATAGTATTTGTACCCATAACAGCCATACTTCCTGTGTCATGCACATAGAAATCGCCATACCCTTCAATTCGTATAGTCTTGTGCCATAATCTTGTATCATTACAAGCAACCGTTACACCTGCACATGGATACACACCATCAGCACAGTTATTGCCTGTATGTGTGTAAGCCGTTAAGTTATACTCACCCACATACTCACCCTCTTCAACTTCCTGTACCCAATAAGTAGGTGGTACTTCTGTTGGCGGATATGCATATAACATACCGCACAACAACAACCCTGCTATCATTTTCTACCTCCTTGCATATACTTCATCATCGTATGTCTCCTTTTAAATACATTTCCTCAATAGTTCTTAGTTGTTTCAAATCTCTCGAATTATCCTCGGACATCGCACTTTGATATTTCCTTTTATCACCATTCGTGCGATGCCAACGTCTAACTGTGGCTTTCCAATCCTTCATTGGATTCCTACCAACCTTCCAACCGTTTGATTCATAATAGTCTATAAATTGTTTTGCATCCACATTGAGGTTGTTCTCAGCTATATACTCATTTAGCTCCTCAAGCGTGGGTGGCTTGAACCTTATATTATTATTATTTTTATTGGTAATAATTTTATTAGTATTTATTTTATTAGTATTTATTTGACCTTGACTTTCTACCCCTTGACTTTCTACCCCTTGACTTTCAAGACCTAGACTTTCTACCCCTTGAGGATATTCATATACAAAATATTCATAATGTATTCTGTTTGACTCCTTGTTAGGCATTATCTTCTTGACTTCCACATATCCATTATTTTGCAATTCTTTTAAGGTTGTATTTATAGTGGTTTCACCTTCCTTGCAACACGCTACAATTCCTGCTATTGAATAATCCCAATCATCATTGTTTGATAACATCCATGACAACAGCCCTTTCGCTTTAAGAGATAAGTTTTTATCTCGTAGATGGAAGTTGCTCATAACAGTATAGTTATTATTCTTCTTGATTCTGAATACCATCTTTACTCCTTGATAAAAAAATCAGCCTGCACGAAAGAATAGTTGCGGTATTCAATCATACAAGCTGTGGTTAGCTGAATTATGAGGTTTTCATAGCTGAACTCCGCAACAATCCAGCCAACCTATTTGTAACTTACCCTATAATTATATACTATTTTTGCTTAAAAGGCAAATCATTTTTAGCTTCATCGGTAACATTTATGAAACCTTCATCCGATGAATCATCAACCTGTTCTGTACCCTCAGACTTCT